ACAGTCTTTGGCTGGCTAGGCTCAGCAATGCTTAAAACAAATATTGCTAAAATTTTTATTAATGGGGTAGATAAAACCTCTATGTCTAATATATCAGACCACCTTGTTTTAGGGGAACCCCACCATATAGTTTTGGTTTTTACAGCCCCAATAATAAATACATTATCGTTTAACCATTCTCCATCCATGCCTTTGGGCTCAGTAGCCAATTATCAGAATATTGGTCTATATAGATACCAGCTTTCTGACGATCAAATATTAAATCATTACAATTTGTATTGTGGCAAACCTGCTGTATCAACCTCAGATTCGTCACTTACCCTGACAGAAACCGAAGTATCCACCTATAACCAAGACTATTTAATCGTCTCTAGCGCCTAATTTTGTCACATGGGTTGACAAAAGATGGACTTATACAACATGAAATGGTAAAATAAAACAATGGATATTAAAAGCATGAGCAAGCAAATAGTGGAAGAAACCACTTTAGGCATATACGTCTGGGAAATGCCAGACGGAAGATGGATTGGCGACGACGACGGTAATTTTCTTTCTGTTACATCTATGAAAGGCAATAAGTCAAAGATGGATGCCCTAGCCAGAGAAGTAAGGTCTTATGGTATTTATGAAGGTCAGCCTAAGTTTCTTTCTGGCCGTAGAAAAATTGATGATGAAGAATTTGAAAATCAAAAGCAACGTCTTGAGTGGGGTCTAGTCCCAGACCAGTTAGACATTGGTGTTTATAAGGACGAAATGAGGAAGAATAAAAAATGAAAGCAAAGTACGAGGAAGATACAGAGCCTTTAGATAATGAGATTCGCTTAAGCACTTATGCCGATATGGTTCGGTTCTCTAAGTTGCAAGAAGAAGGTTCACCAGACGAATTTAAAATGTCTGCAGAAGAATTACAAAAGATTTCTGGAATGTCTCCAGCTTTTAGACGTAAGCTTAGCAGAGAGTTAACAAAAGCTTTTACTGGAAAAGAAGGAGCAGAAACACAGCAGAGCCTATTGGCGCAGGCAATCACAGGCTATGCTTTCCTTGACGTTATTGAGCCAGTTTATAATTTAGAATATCTTTCTAGACTTTATGAAATTTCAACATATAATTATGCGGCATGTAATGCTAAGACTTCAAATATTGTAGGTCTTGGATATCAGTTTATTGAAACAAGAAAAACAAATGACGCTATTGATGGAATAACAGACGAAAAACAATTAGAAAGAGCACGTAGAAAACTTTCTAAGCTAAAGCAAGATCTTCAAGATTGGCTAGATCAGTGCAACAGCGAAGATACTTTCCAAGAAACCTTGATAAAGGTTTGGACAGACTATGAGTCTACTGGAAACGGGTACATTGAAATAGGAAGAACTGTACGTGGTGACATTGGATATATTGGTCATATTCCAGCCAAAACAATGCGAGTTAGAAGACTAAGAGATGGTTTTGTTCAATTGCTATATGGCAAGTTGGTTTTCTTTAGAAATTATGGGGACCAAGAAACTCCTAATCCAATTTTAGGTGGAAGCGACAGACCAAATGAAATTATTCATTTAAAGAAGTATACACCAGTAAATCAATATTATGGAATCCCAGATATTATTGCTGCACAGAATTCATTGGCTGGAAATGAATTTGCTGCAAAATATAACTTAGATTATTTTGAAAACAAAGCTGTTCCAAGATATATTATTACAGCTAAAGGCGCAAAACTTTCTCCAGAATCAGAAAGAAAGTTGCTTGAATTTTTCCAGGTTGGACTAAAGGGAAAGAATCATAGGTCACTCTATATTCCTCTTCCTGCAGACACACCAGAAGCCAAAGTAGAATTTAAGATGGAGCCTATTGAGGCAGGAACTCAGGAAGGCTCATTTGATAAATATCGCAAGGCAAATAGAGACGAAATGCTACTTGCTCACCGTGTTCCAATTAATAAAGTTGGAACTCCAGAAGGAGTCAATTTAGCTGTTGCTCGTGACGCAGACAAGACATTTAAAGAGCAGGTCTGTAGGCCAGCACAGATGAGACTTGAAAAGAAATTAAATGCAGTTATTGAAGAAAAAACAGATGCTTTAATAATTAAATTTAACGAATTAAGTCTTACAGATGAGGATACTCAGTCTAAGATTGACGAAAGATATTTGAGAATGCAGGTAATTACCCCTAACGAAGTTAGAATTAGAAAGGGTATGATTCCTTTAGAAGGTGGAGACGAAGTGGTTGATCTAAAGGGAGATCAGGCTGCAGAGCAGGCTGCTCAGGCTGGAAATACAAGACAGCGTTCTCAAGATAGGCAGGCAAATTCCCCAGATATTTCTGGAGAAGGCCGTAATGCCAAGGGCGACGGAAGGCAAGCAGAATAGCATTTTTTAGTCAATCATTATTTGCCTTTTTAAGCGTAGAACGATAAACTTTATACAGTATGAACATTGAAAAGACAAATTGGTCCAGTAATGGCAACCGCCTATCTATTGGCGTACCATTTACTAAGGTCAATAAAGAAAACAGAACTGTTTCAGGTTTTGCTACATTAAACAATGTAGACCAAACAGGCGATGTTGTCACAGCAGAAGCGAGCCTGAAAGCTTTCGAAAACTTTCGAGGCAACATTCGTGAAATGCATCAGCCAATTGCAGTAGGCAAAGTTTTGTCATTTAAGTCAGAAACTTTTTTTGATCCAACATCAAAATCTTTTTACGACGGCATTTGGGTGAGTACATACATTTCAAAGGGTGCACAAGATACTTGGGAAAAAGTTCTTGATGGCACTCTTTCTGGTTTCTCAATTGGCGGAAGAATTAATGATGCAGAAACAGAAGTTAATAAGTCAAACGGAGAGTCTGTAAGATTTATTAAGGACTATGATCTAGTAGAGTTATCTTTAGTAGATTCTCCAGCAAACCAACTTTGCAATGTTCTTTCAATTGAAAAAGTAAATGGACAGTTAGTATTTAAAGGTTTAGCAGCAGAAACTTTGGCGGCAAACGTATTTTTCTGCGAGCAAGATAATATTGTTGTTTCAGAAGTTCTTGAATCACGTGAGTGCACAGCATGCGGCAATCAAATGGAAATTATAGGATGGATTGAAAACAATGAAGTTAACAAAGCGGACGCAGTTCGTTTTGTATATGAGAAACACATGAATAAGATTTCTAGTTCTGCAAATGAACTTGAAAACAACACCGAAGTAAATAAAGGAGGTACAACTATGTCAGAAGAAGTAACAAAGATGACAGAAGAAACAACAGTTGATGCACCAGCAGCAGAAGCTCCAGTAGCAGAAGCTCCAGTAGCAGAAGCAACAGAAGCTCCAGCAGCGGAAGAAGCACCAGCAGTTGCAGAAGAAGCAGCACCAGCTGCAGACTCAGTTGCCGCCGATACCGCAGGAGAACCAGCAGCAGAAGCAGCTTCAGAAGAGCTTGATTTTGCAAAGATGCTAGGGGATCTCAAGGGCTTCTTGTCCGATACACTTAGCAAGGCAGCAGAAACAAATGCAGCACAGGTTGCAGAAGTTAAAGATACTGTAGAGTCCTTTAGCAAGAGTGTTGAGGCAAGAATTGTCGAGTTGGCAGAACAGCACAATAATTTAAGCGAAACCGTAAAGGGTATTCGTGAAACAATCAATTCTGTAGAAAAGAGAATTGACGCAGTAGAGGGCGATACTGCAATTAAGAAGTCTGCTGACCTTGGCGGGTCAACAGAGTTTGTAAAGAAATCAAAATGGAGCGGCGCTTTCCTCGGTTCCGTGAACGACATTCTAAATTAAAAAGGCAGGTGAAAAAATAAAATGAGCAATGAACTATTAGAAAAGGCAGTAGCAGCAAATACTACTGTATCTACATCTATGAATGGACAGTCCATTACAGGTACTGGCATTCACGTTGGAGCTACTCAAACAGGTGGTCTCCTAAATCCAGAGCAGTCAGCACGATTCCTTGACTACGTATTCGATGCAACCGTTATCGGTAAAGTCGCACGTACAGTTAGAATGAAGGCAGACACAACTGAGATTGATCGTATCGGAGTAGGCGAGAAGTTGATGAAAGTCGCTTCTGAAGCCGAAGATACAGCATCAAACGCAGGCGTTACATTCTCCAAGATTTCTTTGACCACAAAGAAGCTTCGTCTTGACTGGGAACTCTCAACAGAGTCTCTTGAAGACAATATCGAAGGTCCAGATCTTGAAGATCATATTGCACGTCTTATGGCAACACAGGCAGGTAACGACATTGAAGACTTGGTTCTCAATGGCGATGCTTCGCTAACAGGAGATGCACTTTATAAGGCATTTGATGGTGTAGTCAAGAAGGCAAAGGCAAATGGCCATGTTGTAGATGCAGCGGGAGCTAATATCTCTCGTGCAGTATTCAATTCAGCACTTAAGGCACTTCCACGTAAGTACAAGCAACGTCGTACAGACCTACGCTTCCTTGCAGGATCTAACCTTATTCAGGACTTCCTATATCAGCAAAGCATTGGTACAAACCAGACAATCCCACAAGATATCGCTTCTAGCGTTATCCGTGGCGATGTAGCTCCACTAGGTGGACCAGCTGGTTACGTAGCACCATTCGCATTTGGTATTCCAATTGTTGAAGTCCCACTTCTAAAGGAAACTCAAACTGGTACCCATACTGGCGCATCAGGAGATCATGGTGACATCCACCTTTCATTCCCAAATAACGTAGTTATTGGAATTAAGCGTGATGTAACTGTATACAGATTCTTCTGGCCACGTAAGGACTCCGTTGAGTACACACTCTACACTCGTGTAGGCGTTCAGATTGAACAAGCAGATGCTTGGGTAGTCGTAAAGAACGTTAAGGTAGCTTCATAATTTAAGAAGATACTATTAAAGGCCTCTAAAATTTAATATTTTGGAGGCCTTTACCTTTTAATCCTAGAATGATATAATTAATGAGAACAAAGGAGAATATATGTCATTTACGACATTAAAAATTGCAGAGCTTCGTCAAATTGCCGAGGATTTTGCGGTTGATTTACCAAACTCAAAGAACAAAGCAGAAATCATAGCAGCACTTGCAGAAGAAGGCGTCACATGGGACGTTTATCAGAAGACAATTAAAAATATCGAAGAAGAAACAGTAGAAACCGAAGAGGTTTTGCCAAAGTTTGATCCAAAGAAGGAACAGCCAGAAGATACAGTTTTGGTTAGAATGACTAGAGCTAACTTTAGATATGATGCCATGGGATTCACTTTTACAAGAGAGCATCCGTTTGTTGCAATGCCAACAGACAAGGCAGAAGAAATTTTTGAAAAAGAGGAGGGTTTTCGTTTAGCGACACCAAAGGAAGTTCAAGACTTTTACGCTTAACGAAAATTTAAAATGGCAGAGTTATATGTAAATAGTAATGGCGTAGTACGTCAAAAAATCTATTGGGGAGGTCAACCAGTAGATGCAGACGGCAATGTAACAGTTACTGTTTATGATGTAACAGAAGATCCAGCCATTATTCCAGCTCTTAATCCAGCAACACCAATAGGGACATACACAGCAAATAATCTTGAGACAGATAATGGTAACTATGAACTTGTTATGCCATTTAATATTACATCAAGAACAAGAAAGTTAAGGCTTGTATGGTCTTATCAAGTACAAGGGAATGCTGGATCAAACACAACATATGTTGATGTTGTTACTCCTTACGTAAATATTTCAGAGGCCATAGATGCTTTGGGTATAGGAGTAGACCCAAGCGACGAAAATTACAAATCGTATGACGAATTAAGAATGGCTGAAAAGTATGCCAGAAAGTTAATTGAAAGCTATACAAATGATTTGTTTTATTTATATGATGACGTAGTTACTGTTTACGGCGGCGGAGACGATTCAGTTCAAACCCTGTATAAGGTAAATGAACTACATGAGCTTTACGCAAACGATATCTTATTAATTGATAATCCAAACAATGTTAATAATATAGGGTATAACATAGTTCCAGTATCAAGCGGGTACGGTCTTAAAGTAGATAGAGGCGCATCTCTTATCAATGATAATACTGTGTATCTAGCAAATGGCATGGTTTCTCCAACTGTCCATGATATTGGATTTCAAGGATTTTTTCAAAAAAATGTTGCATATAGAATACAAGGAAAATTTGGATGGGACTATGTTCCAGACGAAGTAAACATTGCAGCAATAGAATTAATGAAAGACTTTTTTAACAAAGACACTCAGTGGAAACATAAATATGTAAAGAACATTCAAACATTTGATTGGCAATTTGAGTTTGACCCACAAGTGTATAATGGGACAGGAAACTTTTTTGTAGATAACATTTTGTCTGGATATGTTATTAAGCAGATGCTGGTGATCTAATGTCAGTAGACCTAGTAAATTCAATTCTGTCAATGAAGGCAGATGTTTACTCACAGCAGGATGTACAAGATCCAGATACTGGAGCACTAAAAAAGACATGGGCTTTTACACAAACAGTCTCATGCTTTGCAAAAGGTAGCATAAGCTCAACAAGTGGTCGTGGTACAGATAAACAAAAATACTCAACAAAATTTAAAGATACAGAAGCCATTCAGGTACGTGTAGATAAATTTGTTTCTCACAGAGATAAAATAACAAATATAAGAAACTCAAATGGCGAAGTCATATGGTTTGAATTAAATTATCCAACTAATACGCCAACAGTATTTGAAATAGTTGGCAATACTCCAATTACAGATCCATTTGGAAACATTTTGGGTTATAACTTAATGGCGGCAAGATCGGAGAATCAGACAATTGGCGACTAATGCAGCGGCTCTACAATCAGCTTCTAACGGCTTAGCAGCCCTTATGAGAGGCTCAAAGCCGTCTGGAGTGTTAGACCATGGGGGGACTGTTCAAAAAATTTCTGCAGCCCTTTATTATCAAGCACAAGTAATGTCTCATATGGTTACAGAGCCATGCATACAAGAAGGTTTTACAAATAGAATTTATAATAGAATAAGCGAAGATTTAGGAAATTATATTGATATGCAGGCAAGATCAAAGCCTAAATATTTGCACCATGTTTATGAATGGAAGAGAACTGGCGATAAAAATGCTAGATTGTTTAATTTAACAAAATCTGATAAAGGTGGATTTAACTTTACAATATCTTATGAGTTTAAGCCATCAAGGTCTTCTGTTCCTAAAAATAAATCAGGCGGAAAAGTTTATACTTTTAGAAACAAGGCTTTTGTTATGGAGGCTGGAAATCCAGTTTTAATTACACCTAGAACACCAACAGGTAGACTTTCATTTATGATTGATGGACGTAACATAGTTTTGCAGCAAGGAAGATCAGTAAAGGTTTTAAATCCTGGAGGCAAATATACTAAGATGGGATTTGCTAATACATACAAGTTCTTTGTTAGAGGAAATTTAATTCAAAACTCTATTAATAATTCGGGGGCAAATCAAGCCTTCCGTATTGTTACTAGAAAGTCTATGATGTTGCCACCAATGATTAGAGCAAAATCTTATAGCTATTCTCCATCTTCTGTTAAAAATTTAGCACAGGCTTCGGTTCAGGCTAACGGAAGGAATATGTAATGACAAATTATAAATTAGACGCTGTAAATGAAATTAGAAAGTTTTTGTGGGCAGAATTTCAAGAGGCTGGCATATTTGATGAGACAGACTATTATGCAGATAATATTAATGAAACAATTGTGCCAATTATTCCAGTCCAGCAATTGCCAGAAATGAACCAGTTTCTAAATGGCAAAAAGCATATAGTCTATGATAAGACTGGCATGTCATACGATGATACCTGGCTAATATGTAATGAGCAGGTTATGTTTACCCTGTATGCGGTTGATATATCAGAAATCAATGAAATGAGAAATTTTATAGTAGATTTGTTTAGAAGATCTGATGAATCTGCCAGAGATATCAATAATTTTATGGGAAATGCTAGCAAATTCAGATTCCACACCATCTATATGGGGGATATATCCCCTACTTCGCCCTCAGAAGAGGTCCTTGGATTCCTTTCTACAGATATTGTTATAGAAATTAAGTATTCTAGGGACGTATCTGTCAGCGGCAGATACAGTTAGCCTTGCTTTATGAACCATTTTGGCCTATTATTGTACTAAGAGGAAACACGCCTAGCCAGCATTGATTTAAAATTTTTAAAATTCCAGGAGGTGGAAATAAAAAATGGCATTTGAAGCTAAGAATATTATCGTCGGAGCAGCTCCGATGTTCCTTTCCAAAAAGGATTCAACAGATTCAACTTATGCTACTGTTCTCCCAGAAGGAGCAGCAGTAACAGCTAACACATCAATTTATGATGCAGACACTCGTGAGCTTAAGGGCGCAACATTGTCTGGAGCATATGCAAACGTTGGTTACACAAATAATGGTCTTCAGATTACTTACAACCCAACTTACGGTTCAGTAACAGTGGATCAGCTTCTTGACACAGCAAAGCTGTTCAAGGAGTCCATGGAAGTTATGCTTGCAACTGAATTTACCGAAGCAACACTAGAAAACGTTCTACGTGTTTTCGGTCAAGGTTCTGCAACACTTTCAAACGATGCACTTGGTCTTGAAGCGGGAGCTTTGGGTCAGGAGCCTACAGAGCGTCAGCTAATCGCTGTCGGTTTGGCACCACGTAACTCAGCCAATAAGAAGCGTGAGCGTGTATATTATGCACGTCGTGTACTTTCTGTACAACAGTCACAATTCACATTGGCTCGTAACAACCCAACTGTATTTCCAGTAACCTTCCGTCTTCTTCCTGATGCAGCATATGCAGGGGCAGAATACGGTAAGATTATTGACCGTGTAATTGAAGCTTAATCACACAATTTAATAACAATTTAATATTGATATCAAACCCCCAGAAATGGGGGTTTGTTATTTGCTTATCTATGTATTTTTGCTATAATGATTAGGAGTATCCAAGGAGGATAAATTGGCAACAACAGTATATGATGTCCAAGAAATTGAACTACAAAATGGGGCAAAGGTAAAGCTAAAGCCACTTAGCATCAAAGAACTTAGAAAGTTCATGACTGTCATTCAGAAGACAGCAGAAGTCACAAATGAAGACGACACTTTAAATATATTAATTGAAGCTTGCGGAGTAGCTTTGGAAAAACAACTTCCAGAACTTGTTGCAGACAAAGATGCGTTTGAAGATGCGTTGGATGTACCAACCATTAATCGCATTCTAGAAGTTTGCGGCGGAATGAAGATGGACGACCCAAATCTACTGGCGGCAGCAGTTCTGGCTGGTCAGAACTAGATCTAGCCGCCTTAGAAGCACAAGTTTTTTTATCTGGTAGATGGAAAAACTTTGAAGAACTAGAAGAAAATCTTTCTATGCCAGAACTTGTACAACTTTTAAAAAGTATAAGCAAAGAGAAAGAGGACGACAGAAGATTCTTTGCTTCACTGCAAGGAATAAATCTAGGGGAGGACGCAACGGTTGAAGATGAAGACAACGAGCATCCAACGTTTGAAGAAATTCAAATGAGAGCACAAGGAATCAATGGTTTACAAAATGATATCATTGGGCTTCGTGGTCAAGCCGCTGCTGCAAAAGGTTTCGGTATAAATCAAGGATTGGGGTATACCGAGGAGTAAATAAGTGGCTGAAAATATAAATACAAATATAATAGCTAATGCTGATTTTTCTGGCTTAATAAGTCAGATACATAAAGCAGTAGCACAGCTTACTCTTTTACAACAAAAATTAGGTTCTTCTAACGTTGCACTGACACAGCAAATTGCTGCAACAAATAATGCATTTGCCGACATATTAAAGAAAAGCAATCAGTTCAACACCCACTTTGTTACACTTGCAAGTGATACAGAAAAGTTTGGCAAAGCCCTTGATCAGGGTAAACTAAAGCTACGAGATTATTACCAGCATTGGCAGAATTATCATCGCCAAGCTGGTGGTATGATTCGTGACCTTGCAAAGCAGCAAGTAGCATTACAAAATGCAATAGTCCAGCCTATGGGAAGAAATGCCCAGGGCCAAATGCAGTTTCAAGTTCACGTTCCAACTGGTATAAATGAATTAGCAAATAAAACAAAACTTGCAAGAATGGAACTATCTATTCTTAATAAGGTTTTATCTGACGGAGCAAATCAGCTTATCAATTGGGGTAAGAATACCCAGTGGGCAGGTCGTCAGTTAACAGTAGGACTCACTGTCCCTATGGCAGCTTTTGGAGCTGCTGCATCTAAAGCTTTTAGAGAAGCTGATCAAGAACTAACAAGATTGATGAAGGTCTACGGCGGACTTGCACCAACAGCTCAAGCAGATTTAGCTACATTAAGAGAAGAAACAGTAAGAACAGCAAAAGAATTATCTTCTGCATATGGAGTATCATTTAAAGAATCTCTATCTTTAGCAGCAGATATTGCAGCAACTGGAAAACAAGGCGAAGAGTTGCTAGCATCACTGCGAGAAACCACACGTCTCGCAGTACTTGGTGAAGTAGATAAACAAGAAGCAATGAAAGCAACATTGGCAATTCAAAATGCTTTTAAGCAAAACACAGACGAACTTGCACAATCAATTAACTTTTTAAACGCAGTAGAAAACCAAACATCAACAACCCTTCAAGATCTTGTTGAAGCAATTCCAAAAGCTGGTCCAGTTATTAAAGGTTTAGGCGGAGACGTTAAAGATCTTGCGTTGTTCTTGACAGCTATGCGTGAAGGCGGAATTAATGCAGCAGAAGGTGCTAACGCATTAAAGTCTGCAATGGGCTCATTAATTAATCCAACAAAGGTTGCTAAAGAACAGTTTGCAGGATTTGGAATTAACCTAACTCAAATTGTAGAAAGCAATGCTGGAAACATAACTGCAACCATTATGGAATTGCAAAAGGCTATGGATAAACTAAATCCATTGCAAAAACAACAGGCTATTGAAACTTTGTTTGGAAAGTACCAGTTTGCCAGAATGGGAGCTTTGTTTGATAACCTTGGAAGAAAAGGTTCTCAGACCTTACAGGTAATAGATTTAATGAAGGCAAGCACAGACGAGCTTGCAAATGTGGCTGGTCGAGAGTTGTCACTCGTAACAGAGTCTGCTTCTGGAAAATACAAGAGAGCATTAGAAACCTTAAAGGCCGACCTTGCTACGGTTGGAGAGCAGTTCCTTGGCATAGCAACTAAAATATTAAATTTTGCTGACGGAATGCTTAATACATTTAACAAGCTTCCAGAGCCAGTTAAAAAGTTTGTAGCATTACTTGGTGGAATAACAGCAATTGCTGGTCCTCTTATTATGTTAACTGGTGTTATGGCTAACTTCCTAGGTTACGTAATGAAGGGCTTTGCTGGAATCAGAATGTTCTTCAGCCAAACAAAAGGATTTAAATTATTAACTCCAGAAATGAAAGCTGCAGCTGATGCTGGAACTTTAGTTGAAAAAACATTTTATTCTGATGCAGCGGCAGCAAAAGTTTTAACAACTGCATTAAACGGAATGCGTTTGGAAATGCAACAAATTGCTGCATTGTCAAGAAGCGGAACAATAACAGCTAAGCCTATTATTACTGGAGCAGGCGAAGGTGTTGGCATAGGACAATTTGATTTTGCACACTATAATCCACAATCTCAATTAACTGAAGCACAAAGATT